AATGCAGTTAATGAAAGAGGTAAGGAGAGTCTAATCTAATGGCTGGTGCATTTCCAATATCCTCTGCTAAAATTGAATCTTTAGGAATTAAATCAATTCAAAATACTATTATCTCTAAAACTGTATCTGGTAAGAAACTTGCTAGACAAATAGATGGCCAAAGATGGGGATTTACAGCTAGAATAATTACGGCAAAAAGAAGTGATGTTTATGGCGAACTTATGGCATTTATTGTTAAGCAAAGATCAGGTAAAGAAAACTTTACAATTATCCCACCAGAAGTCGAAGATGCTAGAGGTACAGCTAGTGGAACACCTAATGGTACTGCATCTGCTGGTGCTACATCAATTACTTTAGGTGGCACAGGAACAGGCACATTAAAAGCTGGAGATTTTATTAAATTTGCTAATCACGATAAAGTTTATATGGTCGTTGCAGATCAATCAGATATTTCAACAGGCTCACTTACTATTGAGCCACCTTTAACTACAGCAGTTTCTTCATCAGATATACAATATGATAATATTCCATTTACTGTACATTTGACTAACGATATTCAAGAATTTGGAGTTGTTGGTGCAGATAAAGATGGTAATGCTTTATATCAATTTGAATTTGATGTAGAAGAATCACTTTAATGAAAAAATATAAAATAACGCATAGAATAAGTGCCGATTTTATTGCTGAAGCTATTGTTAATGAAGATGAAATAGATACTTCAATAAACGATCTAAAGGAATATAAGAAACCTAATAGCAAATTTGAATATACTATGTTAAAAGGAACAGAAAGTGTAAATCAAACTAACTACGAATTATATGACGAGAAGCCTAACAACAGCGATAAAGAACCAATTAGCAACAAATGATATTAGACCAGTACATCTTATCACTATTGGGTTCAGCACTCCTGTTAATTTTACTGATTGTTCCTTTTCGCTAACATCATCAGTTTCAGGTTCATCAGTTACTTATAACGCATCAGATTTTGTATTAGGAATATCAGATTTTTCAGAGCAAACAGATGTAAGTAAATCTAGTATTAATTTAACTTTATCTGGTGCTGACCAAACATTCATATCAACAGTATTAAATGAAAATGTAATTAATGATGAGGTTAGTATATTTAGAGGATTATTAGCAAGTGATAATACCTTAGTGCCTGACCCTTTTTTACTTTATAAAGGCAATATAGAAAACTTTGAAATTCAAGAAACAGATACATCTAGTGCAGTAGCATTATCTATTGTATCGCATTGGGCTGACTTTAATAAAAAGAATGGCCGTAAAACAAATAATACATCACAACAAAGATTCTTTAGCACAGATGTTGGTATGGATTTTGCCTCTCAAACAGTACAAGATATTAAATGGGGTAGAGCATAATGCAAGATATTATTTCTCTTTATAGAAACTATAATAGATATGATGATTGTTCAGATAATGATTTGATTAATTATCTTATGCCTAGCATATCTTTAAATCAATTTAAGAAACATTACGATAATAACAAATTAATAGGATTTACTAATTGGGGTCTATTATCTGATAAAGCACATAATCAATTTAAACAAACAGGATTAATAAATAATAAAGATTGGAACTCAGGTAATAATCTTTGGCATATAGAAACAATCTGCAAATATAATCTTAAAAATATTATGAAGTGGACTAAATCTTTTTTAACTAGACAGTTTGGAATAGGCAAAGAGATTAATTGGATAAGAATTAAAAACAATAAGATTATTAGAATTGTTACAAGAACTACTAAAGAGGCTTGGTTATAATGGGTGGATTTGTAGGAAAAGTTATAGGTACTGTAGCTAAGGCATCAAAATTTTTTGGAAACATGAATCCTTTAGTGTCTTTAGGTATAACTTTGTTTATATCTTGGGCATTAAGACCGAAAGTTCCTGAAATACAAGATTTTGGAACTAACCAATTTGATGACTTTGAAAGAGGATTATTAATTAATAAACAATCTAATGATGCAAACATTCCTGTAATTTATGGAGAAAGACTTACAGGTGGAACTAGAGTGTTCATGGAAACTTCAGGAACAGATAATACCTATCTATATATGGCTATTGTTATGTCAGAGGGAGAGATAAACGATATAACAGAAATAAGAATTGACGATAAACCTGTTACATTTGCATCTAGCTTTGCAGATGGTACAGCAGTTGAAGTAGATAGTTCAGATGCTAATTTTTATAAAGATTCAGAAAGTTTAATTAGAGTAGAGCCTCATTATGGAACAGATGGTCAATCAGCATCAACATTATTATCAACATTAGATAATTGGGGAACTAATCACAAATTATCTGGCTTATGCTATTTAGCAATTAGGTTTAAATGGAATCAAGACGCATTTACAGGTATTCCAAAAGTACAAGCTAAAATACAAGGTAAAAAAGTTAGAACTTTTAATGCTAGTTTAGTAGAGCAATCGGCTACTTATGAAACTAATCCAGCATGGTGTTTATTAGATTACTTAACAGATACAAGATACGGAAAAGGATTACAAGATTCAGAAATAGATTTACAAAGTTTTTATGATGCTTCTGTAATTTGTGAAACTCAAGTAACTCCATATTCAGGTGGAAGTGATATTAATATATTTGATATTAATACTGCATTAGATACTTCTAAAACTATTATAGAAAATGTTAGAGAATTATTAAAAGGCTGTAGAGGTTATTTACCTTACAATGCTGGTAAGTATAATTTAATTATAGAAACAACAGGTACAGCAAATATTACATTAACTGAAGATGATATTATTGGTGGTTATTCATTATCAACCCCACCTAAAAATGAAAGATATAATAGAGTTATAGTTGGATTTGTAGACCCTGATAGAAACTATCAAGTGAATGAAACACAATTTCCACCAGTAGATGATTCAGGATTACCAAGTGCAGATCAACACGCAACAATGAAAGCAGAAGATGGTGGGTTTTTATTAGAGGGTAGATTTAATTTCACAACATTAACAAATCAATATCAAGCTGAAGAAATGGCTGAAGTTATTTTAAGAAGATCAAGAGAGGCTTTATCTTTAGGTCTTAATATTAATTTTAATGCTTATGATTTATCTATTGGAGAAATAGTAAATATCACACATAGTTCTATGGGTTTTTCTGCTAAACCTTTTAGAGTTATTGGTATTACATTTAATCAAGATTTTACAATAGGATTATCTTTAGTAGAACATCAAGACAATCATTACCAATGGTCGGAAAAAGGACAAGTACCTACAGTACCAACAACTAATCTTCCTAATCCATTTAATATTCAGCCACCAGCAAGTTTAACTTTAGATGATACATTAATTGAATATAACCAAACTCCACTTGTTGCATTAGATATTACTATAGGTGCAAGTACAGATAATTTCGTTGATTATTACCAAGTAGAATACAAGTTAAGCACAGATTCAGATTATATTATTCATACACAAGGAACAGGATTAACTCATAGAGTTTTAAATGTTAAAGAACAAGCTGTTTATGATGTTAGAGTTAAAGCTGTAAATAGTTTAGGTGTATCTTCAACTTATGTTTCTGCACAAAGAACTATTATAGGAAGTACTGAGCCACCATCAGATGTTACTGATTTTTCTTGCAATATTATTGGACAAGAGGCTCACTTAAATTGGGAACAGATACCTGATGTAGACCTTTCACACTATCAAATAAGATATTCAACATTAACAAGTGGTGCAGAATGGCAAAACTCAGTATCTTTAATTGAAAAGGTATCTCGTCCAGCCACAAGTATTTCCGTCCCAGCTAGGACAGGCAGTTTTCTTATAAAAGCGATTGATAAGCTAGGAAATTACTCAGTAAATGCAACTGTCATAGCAACTAATATTTCATCTATTGGAAATTTCAATGCAGTAACAACACAATCAGAACACCCTACATTTTCTGGTACAAAAACAAATCTAACATTAGAAAATGATACATTAAAACTTACTGATTTAAGCCAAGATGGAACTTATTTATTTTCAGCACCTATAGATATTGGTGGAATTTATACTTCAAGAGTAACAGCATCTATTACACAGTTTGCAGAAAACCCTACTGAATTATTTGATGATGGTAGAGGATTTAGTTTGTTTGATAGTGCAACAGGTTCATTTGATGGGGATTCTCCATCTAACTCTAATGCTCATTTAGAAATAGCTTTATCAGATGATGGAGTTACATATACAGATTACAAAAATTTTGTAATTGGGGATTATACATTTCGTTTTGCAAAATTTAGATTATATTTAATATCAAGAGATGGTGCAACAACACCTGTAGTAAGTGAAGTTTCTGTTACTATTGATATGCCTGATAGAATATTTAGTGGAAATGATATAGTATCTGGTGCAACTACTTATACTGTTTCATTTACAAACCCTTTTAAATCTGTTAATTATGCAGTAGGTATCACAGGCGAAAATATGGCAACAGGAGATTATTTTTTAGTTGAAAATAAAACTATTAATGGATTTGATGTTACTTTTAAAAACTCTAGTGATACAGCAGTTTCAAGAACATTCGACTATATTGCAAAAGGATTTTAACAAATGGCACAGCACGACTATACTATAAATAACCAAACTTTTCCTAGTTATAGAACTGACCACAATAACAGTTTATCTGCTATCGCAACTAATAATTCTGGTGCAACAGAACCATCTACTACTTATGCTTATCAATGGTGGTATGATACAAATTCAAATGCACTTAAAATCAGAAACGCAGATAATGATGCTTGGATTACTATAGGTACATTCGATCAAGCAACAGATTCAGTTACACTTACAGGAACACAAGTAACATTTCCAACTATTACATCAACATCTTTATTCGTTGAGCCTGATACAAACTCAGCAGTTACAATTAGTGGAACAAACTTTATATCAGTTCCAATCGTAGAGGCTATTAACGATAGCACAGGTCAAATCTATAGAGCAGTAGCAGTAACTTGGACAAACTCTACAACTCTTTCAGCAACATTTAATATACCTAATGCAGATTATTATGTAAGAGTTGAAAACAATGATGGTTATGCTGTAAGATCATCAACTGCTATTTTATCGGCAAGTTCTGCACCTACTTGGAGTACAGCATCAGGAAGTATCGGAAGTGTATCTGCTGGTTCAACAGTTTCGTTATCAGTTTCAGCAACATCAGATTCTACAGTAGCTTACTCAGAAACAACTTCAGTTTTAACTTCTAATGCTGACACACCAGCAAGTACAATGAATTTATCTTTAAACAGTTCAACAGGTGCAATCACAGGAACAGCACCAGAACCTACATCTGACACAACTTATAACTTTACTTTAAGAGCAACAGATGGAGAATCACAAACTGCTGACAGAAACTTTAGTATTACAGTATCTGTTGGAATTAATAATGGAGGTCAGTTTAACTAATCATGGCTAGTACATATTTATCAAGAACATTTTCAACACCTACAAGTTCAAAAATAGGAACACATAGTTTATGGTTTAAATTAAGTGCTATTCAATTTCAAAATTTTACTGGTATACAAAATGGTTCTATTGGTATGGATATAGGTATTGATTCTTCAAATAGATTAAATATTTTTTCTTCTGATACAACAACTGCAACAGCAATTAATTTAGATTCAACACAAGTTTTGAGAGATGTTTCAGCTTGGTATCATGTTGTTATATCTATAGATACCACTCAAGCAACAGCTAGTGATAGAACTAAAGTATATCTAAATGGTAGTAGAATAACATCATTTGCTACAGAAACATATCCAAATTTAAATCAAGAGCCAGTTATGATTTTAGGAAATGATGCTAGTAATACATTTATAGGTGCTTCGCCATTTGGTGGTGGTGCAAATTTTTTTGATGGTTCAATAACACATTATCATTATGTAGACGGCACAGCTTATGACGCAGATACCTTTGGCGAAACAGATACAACAACTGGAATATGGAAACCTAAAACTGCACCATCAGTTACTTATGGTACAAATGGATTCTTTTTAAAATTTGAAAATAGTGGTGCTTTTGGAACAGATAGTTCTGGTAATGGAAATAACTTTACTGTTAATGGAACAATGACACAAACAATAGATACCCCTAGTAATGTTTTTGCTACATTTAATCCTTTAAAAAGTAGTGGTAGTAACACAGTTTTAACTAATGGTAATTTAACAAATACAAATTCAAGTGCTACTTGGGGTTCAATAGATACAGGTATTGGTGCAAGTAGTGGTAAATATTATGCAGAATTTAAAATTTTAAATACTACTAATTTTCATATAGGAATTAATGCTATTGATAATCTTGGTTCATGGGGAACAAATTTATTTAATACTCAAAGTACAGGTGCATATGGATTAGCAGATGATGGAAATGTTTATTATAGTTC